TTGTCATCAGTCGAACAAGTTGAAGTGATTGAGCAAGTCGATGATTTGGATGCTCGTATTTTAGAAACAAGTCGCAAGCAACTCATCGAAGAAAATAAAATAATTATGAATGAGGATGGTTCTTTTACCCTTACTGAGAAAGGTAAAGAGATTGTCCAGAAAGAGCTCCAACGATATGAATCCCGTCCTAACATGGCAATTTTGATTCAAATGTATATTCTGCAAATGTATGATGTGTCGGTGTACTAAGATGTTTGCCTGGAAGAATCGCTTCGCTTGTCTTGTTCGAATTGTTGTCACGATGAAGTGTTTAAGCTTGGATGTAGATTCTGCAATTGATAGAGCAATTTTTAAGGTTGATCTTGATGGATATTGTTATTGCTTTCATCCTGAATTATTAAGTGAACTAGAACGATCTAGATTGCGAAGTCAGGCAGAGACCTACTTTATCGGAAAGAAGATTCCTACAATTCATTTGACACCTGTCACTCTAGAGCAACTTAAAGTGAAAGTGAATAAATGAGGAAATACCCGCTAGCACGGATCCAGCGCCAGCGGTTGAGGGGAAAGGGGATCAACCAGAAGCTTACTACATCATTGTAAATCAACCCTTTGTCACAAAGATACTACTGCAATGTGTCGTTTTCATCATAATGGGCATGCAGATGTGCAACGAAGGGAGGTGAGAGAATTTGAGTATGGGACAGGCTATATTGGCTTACCGAAAAAGGCAAAATATGACGCAGCAAGATTTTGCGCAAGCGATACCCATGGATCGATCGGTTATTGCTCGAATAGAGAGCGGGGATAGAAAGGCTGCAAAAGTTGTTATGAAGCGAGTGTCCACTTGCTACGACGATCCACAACTTATGCTGGCTGCTCAGGAGGAAGTAACTGATGGAGCATGCACACCTTGGCTTGATGGTGCTGATCTTCACAAATCTACGGTTCAATTGAAAACAGAAGAGGAGCTCAGCGAAGCACAAGCAGCAATGCGGTTGGTACCTATCACGAAGCGTAAGGACCAATTAACAGAAGTAGATATGATTGCAATCAAGTCTGCCATTATGGAATGCATCGAGGCAATTACAGCACTAACTCATTACGTAGCCGTACTTTGTAAGGAGTTTGCATTTAGTTGGTTGGCACTATGGAAGGAACATCGTAGGGAATTGAAAGTGAAGAAATATATGAAATGAGGTGGTTTGAATGTCAGAGGATCTATTGGAGCGACTAGGTAATTATTTTACACATTTCAATGTAATGGATCGTTACGGCATTACTTTTGAACAATTCGTTGAAAAATGGAGGTCAGGTACATGGGACGCTTATCTAGCAGCATAGAGTACGACTTCAGAGCTGCACGAGAGAGACAGCAGGAATATATCAAAATGTACCGGCTTCAAAAGCGGCTCGGGCATATGAATCCTGAATTAGAAATTGAATTTATGGCCTTGATTGATGAGATAGAAATTGAGATTGCTGAGGCTCATCAGCCGGTAAATGCAAGAATGACCACTGCTAGTAACAGTGATCATTCGGTAACGCCTATTGGAAATATTATTAATCTAATCGTACCACAGTGGGATTTTGAGAGCAAGGAGGAAGTTCAGTGAAATTAAAACCATGGAAACAAGAATTGATGTGGGTTCAACGGAATGATAGGGATGTTATTATCAACACGAGTGAAAAACCGCCACAAACTGGTGACATTATCCCCACTGTACCAAATTTAGTTAAAAAATAAAAAATGATGAGGAGTATTTATACATGAAAGCTACTGGTGTTGTAAGGAAGCTAGATGAATTGGGACGTATTACTTTACCTATTGAACTTCGTAGGTCTTTAGGAATTGGTGAGAAGGATGCTTTAGAAATTTTTGTTGATAGTGATCGAATCATGCTTAAGAAGTATGCACCGGGGTGCAACTTCTGTGGATCGATTGAGCAAATTGAATCTACGAAAAACGGTAAATTACTTTGTGGTACCTGCATTACGGAAATTAAAGCAATTGAGTAATTAAAACTAATATGGAGGGATTCACTTGAATAAACAGGATATTGTCGATCGTTTACTAGCATTACCAACTGAAATTATAGCTGCAGAATTGGACCTTATTAATCTACAAAATAATCTATTTGAAGCTCAGCATACGCTACAACAATTAAAAGATGGTTTGTATATCGGTGTTTGGGAAGATCAAGGTAAAAAGATTGATGGAAAGAATGCTGAGATTCGCGAGGCACAAATGCGCCAGTATACGACTATCGAGCAGAATTCCGTTAATAAAGCAGCTGAATTGGTGAATCGTCAACGTTATGGAGTTACATGTCTTCAAAATGAATTGATTGCTTTAAGAGCAGTCGTTGATTTGCTTAAGGGGGCTGCTTAAATGAATGAGACTACTCTTGTGCAACATCAAGAAAATAACAGCGGTTCGATTGTTGAATTGGACTTTGGTAGTGCTGCGGATTTAAGGAAAAAGCTTGTCGATATGAAACAAAAGCTTAATCTCACGAAAGAATTCTTTCGTGAGGTTATGCAAGAAGGTTTGGATTATGGAATTATTCCGGGAACGGACAAGCCTTCTCTTTGGAAACCAGGTGCAGAAGGATTACTAGAGTTTTATAACTATGCTCCGACTATTGCTAACAAAACTGAAGAAAAGAATCTTGAAACGGGCTATTACTCTGTTGATATCACAATTCGCTTGATTCACCGCTCTACAGGAGTTGTCATTGGAGAGGGTGTAGGCTGTGCTAATACTTTTGAAAGTCGGTACCGCTGGCGCTGGCTTTATGAGAAAGATATTCCGAAAGGAATACACAAGGAGGACCTTTTTGTAAAAGAATTTAAAGGAACTGGTGGTTCGAAATACTATAAATACCGCATGGATAACGATGATATGTTTTCCATTTGGAATACAGTACTGAAAATGGCAAAGAAGCGTGCGCTTGTTGATGCAACATTAGCTGCTACTCGCTCTAGTGGTATCTTCACTCAAACAGAAGAAGAGCTTGAGGCTTATCTTCATGGAGATGATCCAGAGGGTGGGGATGGAGAAAGTGGTGGAAAAGCGGCAGCTGCCAAAAATACGGCAGTACCTAGTGCAACTACTATAACATCATCTACAACAATTAAACCAGTTACTCCTTTAAATAAAAATAGAGTTTTAGCTTTAATGAAAACAGCAGTACTTGATTGGAACGGTCTTGCCGCACAGGCTACCGAAGCTCTAGGCAGACCCATTAAGAAAGTAATGGATGATTTGAAGAGTGATGCAGATTGGATTGCAGTGGGCCAGCATTTAGATTTGTTAATTGAGAGCCGAGCAGCGTTTGCAGAAAACAAGGACGAGCTTGATTTCGATAATCTCCCACCTGAATTAAGAGGTGAGCAATGAAAATAGCGCATATTGCAGATTGTCACTATGGACTAGGTTATCCTGGTCCGAATCACTTTTCTAGATTTGAAGATATCATTGCTTCTATGAATTATGCTGCAGATCGGATTATTGAAGAAGGTTGTAAATTAGTTCTGTTCGCGGGAGACGCATTCAAGGATGCTCGAGTGTTTCTGGACCGTGCCAGTTTAGAAATCACTGAGTTTGTTTCTTGGTTACGAAAGTTATCTAAAGCAGGGATTGATGTTGTTGTTATAAGTGGTACCCCTTCACATGATGCGATTAGTGCCTATTTTCTCATTCAACAAATGAATATTCCGCGTATCCATGTTTTCACCGATCCAGGTCATATGATCTTACATGATATTAATATATCCTGTTTACCGGGTATGAATCGCAGCAATATAGCTGCAAATGATGAAATTCGCGGTTTACCAGCTCACGAGATTCACCAAATTATGACGGACCGGATAACGGAACAATGCAAAGAGCTCCGGTCCAAGTGTGATGCGATGTACCCAACTATTTTAATGTCGCATCTAACATTTGATTTAGCTGATACCGGATTTGAAGATGCTCTGTTGCAAAACGAACCTATTTTATTGCAAGAAGCTACTGAGTTATTTGATCTCGTAGCACTCGGGCACATTCACCGGCCACAGAAAGCTGGACTTAATGTTTATTACAGTGGTGCACCTGAAAGACATAACTTTGGTGATGAGAAAACGGCAACTGGTTTCTGGATTCACGAAATACATCCTGCTGAATGGGTTCACACATATGTAGTAAACCCCAAGTCTCGTAAGTTCAAAACACTTCGATGGTGTGATATGGATATCCAAGCCTGGCTTGATGGTGAATTGGATACCTTTGATGGAGTTAATTCTTCAATTGTTCGTGTACATTACTCCTGCAGCGAGGAATTACAAAAGCTGTTTGATCGTCAAACTTTAGAAAAAGCGTTGTATAGTGCTAGAGCTTATTTCGTTTACGAGATTAAAGCAGATATCGAACGGACCGACCGAGCACGTGATGTAGAAGTTACGGAGGCTTTAGGTCCTCTCACAGCTCTGCAGAAATGGGCAACAAATCAAGGGATTGAAACTCCGGAGATTATTATGCTACAGAGTATGACATCAACGCTGCTTGAGGGGGTGGCCCCATGAGTGTAATTTTATCAATGCCCCAATTACAAATCATTGAAGATGAGCTGAGATGTGATTTAGATAATACCGGAATCATTAAATTACGGTCTATAGTTACTTCACACCAAAATCTCTTTGATGCAAATGCAAGCTTATCGTTTGAAAATATCAGATTACGGAATATTGAAATTGCATTAAATGATTTACCACCATTAAAAACGCAAAGTGAAATTCTAGATTGGCTTGAATCAACTACAGGTTTTAAGCGGGAGGGCTTTGATGATACCAATCAGCATTGAACTTGTTAATTTCCGTGCTATACCTTATGCCTTGATAGATTTAAGCAGCGTTACGATTGCTGCGATATGTGGCCGCAACGGAGCCGGAAAGAGCTCAGCCTTCACACTTGCTCCGATTTTTTCTCTTTTTGGAGATAAGATAAAGGGAATAAGCATGGATGACCTTGTTCGTAAAGGTACCCAAGAAATGGCAGTTACGTTTACTTTCGAACATCAAGACAGTATTTATCGAACCATTCGTACTCGGTCCATAAAGGGTAATGGTAAAAGCACGCTTGAACTTCAGCAAAAGGTAAATGAACAATGGGAGAGTAGGTCGGCCGAGAAGATTAAGGATACAGAGGATATTATCCGGAACTTACTTAATCTCGATGCTGAAACCTTTACTGCTTCAAGCATGATTCTTCAAGGTAAAGCAAATGAGTTTACCGCTCAGACTGCCGGCAAACGTAAAGAGATTCTGCAGCAAGTGCTCGGCTTAAATATCTACGATCAATTGTTAGAAAGTGCGAGACATAAATCCGCTACTTTAAATATAGAAATTGAAAGGGCTAAATCGAAGCTTACTGATTTAAATGAAACATTGGCAGTCAAAGAAGAAAAGGATGAGCTGCTTGCTGAACACAAGCAGCAGCTCGCAGAGACAAGTGAAAACTTGAATAAATATGAAGCGGATTTAAAGTTACTGCAGATAGAAGTGATAGAGCTACAAGCAAAATCAACTAAAGCAGCGGAGCTTGCTAAACAATCCTTTGTACTATTCGAAGAAATAACCCTATTAGGTTCTGAACGTTCAGGTCTTGTTGCCAAGCTAGATCGAGCAGAGAAAATCCTCCAGTATGAAACACAAATTATTGAAAAATCAAAAGAAGCTCTTGTGGTTCAAGAAAAAATAACCATTCTACAAACGAAGGCGCCGCGCTCTCAAGAAATACAAGCAGAGCAAGTTCGTATTCAAGCTGAAATTACTAAAATTGAAACGGATTCTATTCCTATTGTTGGACAGATTGCCTCGCTAACAAAGTTAATTGCGAATAAATCTATTCTTGATGTTGCAGCTGCAGAATTTGTCGAATCTATTTCCAGTCTAGAAAAGTTGGATAAACTGCAGATGTTGGATCAGGAGAAGCACTCTTCCTTATTAGTGGCACAAGAGTTATCTAGTAGTACACGACTTCAATTTGAAAATAAAAAGAAGGCACTTGATGAACGGATTAGAGTATTAACCGGCAAGACAGTCATGCTTGCTGATTCCAATTGTATTGACGTGACGATAGCAGCTTGCCATTTTCTTTCGGATGCTCAAAAAGCAAAGGCAGAACTTATTCTTGCTAATGACGAGGTAGCTAAACTTGATCCCATCGAATGCAATATTTTAGAGAATGCATATGAACTATTGTTAAATGAACGTAAGGCTCTTGACTACGATCAAATGGTTCATTTGAAGCTAAAGGAACGCGTTAATCAGCTTCGTCCTCTATCTGAACAAGCAGGTCAATTGGATGCTAAGGTGGAGCTTTTAACAAACCTTGAGGCACAAATGAAGAGGTTTGAAGAATCCAAGCTAGCTGCAGAGGTTCGATTGCATAATCTCAATGAGGAAAGTGGAGCCTTGCTATTGGAGCTCGTTGAGCTGCCTGATCTTCAACAAAAGTTAGTCAAGATTATGGAATGGGCTGTTTTAAAAGATCAGCTTGCTACCTCTATTGAAATAAGAGGATCAGCGACTGAACGTATTGCAGCCATTGATCTGGAAGTTACCAATAAAACAAATCGTCGAAATGGGTATGATGTTGATACTTCTTTGCTTGTTTTAGAGACTATCGAATTTGAAGCGAAGAAGCAAATGGTACCTGTTTATGAGCAGCAGATAAAAGCTGCTCGAGAGCAGCAGGGAATTCTTCAGGTTCGTATCGGTGGATTACAAACAGAGCTTAAAGCATTTGAAGATGCTGAAGCTGAGCGAAAACGCATTACTACTTACATGGAACCTCTAGTGAAGGAATGGACTAGGTACCAGACATTAATTAAAGCATTTGGCAAAGATGGTATCCCAGCTTTAATTATTGAAAATGCGGTGCCGGCACTTGAGAAGATTGCTAACGAGATTCTTGGGAAAATGAGTAAGGGCAAACATTCACTTCGATTTGAGACGCAGCGAGAACTTAAATCTAAGGATGGCATTGCTGAGACGCTGGATATTATGATAGGCGATTGGTCCGGAGAACGGCCCTACGAGACGTTTTCTGGTGGGGAGCAGTTACGTATCGACTTTGCAATTAGGTTCGCTCTTGCTGAATTACTCGCTTGCAGAGCTGGCTCTAAAGTGGAGTGGTTAACGATTGATGAAGGGCTGGGCTCGCAAGATGGTGAGCACCGTGCGTTAGTTTTAGAATCTATCAAAGCAGTAGCCGATCGCTTTAAGAAGGTGTTAGTTATCACACATATAGAAGAAGCGCAGTCTGTATTTGATCAACGGATTTACTTTGAAAACTCAGATGCTGGCATAAATATTCAAGTGGCATGAGTGAAAAGAGATTACTTCAATCCATGATTGGTGATCGAATTTGGAGGCTAAGAGATACAAATCAGGCAGAATTTATTAATGAGGTAAGAAGGTACTTTGCATTAGGTCTGCCTGGTTACAAGGTGGTTCGTGCAAAGTACCCAATTATTTATCTTAAAAAGGAAAATAGTGATTTGATTTAATTGTTGGGGTGTTGGCAAATGAAAGCTGTTCAACTTGATATGTTTGATACTCAAAAGGTTATTCCAATAGTTATTACCGGTACCCCTCGTCTAAATGGTTTCTATTACGAGAGGGGAACTAACAGGTTTGTTTCATTCGTATTAGGAAATCGTCACTATGAGGAACCAGTCAAGGGCTGCAGATATCCTGGAGAGTGGCAAGAGATGTTGAAGAAGGAGAGAGCGATATGAAGCACGGCCTTAATCCGACAAGGCGCCAAAAGATAGCAATTGAGAAAGCAAAGCTTAATTATAATAACTGGCTTATCGTCAAAAATGTGAACAAGCAGCTTCATATTCAACATCGTCAGACAGGATCGAATAAAGTAATAGCTATTTAAGATTCTCAATTACTTCGAAAAGGCAAGGAGGCGCGGACTATGCATGCAGCAAAATCACATAATACCAGTCTCTAACGGCCTTTTCGAACATCGTGAGCGGATAGGCCCAGCAATTTGGGAGTTTCTTTGGTGCATTGACCGCATTTCTAGTGAGGAAATCGATGAGCAAGGAAAGTGCTGGGGACTCATACTAGGCGGAATACCCATTAAACATGAGCTGATTGCTAAGGAATTAAACTCGAGTGAAAGAACGGTTAGGCGCAATATGGATCGCCTAAAGGAAGAGAATTATGTCGTCTCTATTCGTACAGCTCGAGGAGAAATAATAAAAGTTCGTAATAATATTAAGCATTTTAATGACAAAAGTGGCCGCTCACTGCAAAGTGATAGGCCAAATATGGCCGGTCACAGTGAAAGTGATAGGCCAGATATGGCCGGTCATAGTGAGAGTGATAGGCCAAATATGGCCGGTCATAGCGTGGAAAGTGACAAAAGTGGCCACTCATACGAAAGTGATAGGCCAAATGTGGCCGCTCTAAAAGACTTTAAAGATTTAAAAGATCTTAATACTACTATTACTACTATTACTGATTCAGCTTCAATCGAAAAAATGAAATTAAAAAAACTAGAATATGAGAAGCTCCTCGTGATTGATGCTTTTTGTGAGTTGCATAAAAAATTAGATTTTCATGTTCGAGTCAAGGAAAGAGAGATCATGGGTAAGATGATCGCCGGGGGTGTGCTATCACCCTTTATCATCCGGACTATGTTAAAGCTCTATGACGATAAGCGTAGAAGGGAAGAGGAAGAAGGTTTAGTATTTTCACCTCCTAGCACTTTCAAATACTACGAGAACGCCATTTACGAAGCCTGGAGAAGTGAGAAAACCATAACCTCTGATGTGCCGTCATCGTTGGTAGCCTTTGGTTCACCTACCCAGCCTCTTTTCCGAAGCAAGCAGCAAAGACAATTAGACGATTTAGATAAAATCATCGAGGAGGAAAAGCGGCGTGAACAAAGCGGAAGTAGCCGAGTTACTTAAGCCAATCAAGCGTAATTATCCAAATTTCGACGCAAGTATTGAAGTTGTTGAACATTATCACAAGTACTTGCAAGACTTCCCGTTTGAGCTCGCTCAATACAATGTGGATCAGCACATCATGACGGAAAAATACGCACCTACAGTGGCTCATATTCGCGGACAGTTAGCAGAGCAAACCCAGCACGAACAACTGCGGGAAGAAGCAATTAACATGACTGCACAAATCGAAGAGTGGAAATTAACTGCGGTACCTATGCCGAGTCATGTGAAGGAGGCTTTGAAGAATCTTGACAAAAAATTTAGAGAAGCATTCGATGATGGACATGTCGGAAGAAATACCATTACCGAGTAGCATTGAATCTGAACAAGCTATTCTTGGAGCCATTCTCATTGATCCCAGGGCGCCAGAAGCTTTTGATTTCGTAAGTGACAGCATGAGAGGTGATGAGTTCTTTCTGGTCAAACACAAAACCATCTACGATGCCATGTGTGAACTAAGGGAACTCAATGAGCCAGTTGATTTTATAACCTTAACGGCTAGGCTGCAGGATAAAAACCAGTTAGATATTATCGGAAGTGTTAGTTATTTGGCTGAGCTAGCAAATTCTACACCAACAGCTGCTAATGTGATGTTTTATGTGAAAAATGTGAAAGACAAAGCCGATCAACGATTCTTTATTATCCAAGCTAGAGTAAATTTGCGTAAAGCCGAGCGAGCTGATGGTACCGCGGAAGCTATAGCGGATATGCAAAATTTAACGCAAAGAATAGCAGATCGATCGGTGAAGAAAGTGGAGTTTACACCTATCTATACGGCTTTGGTAGACTGCTTTTCGACCATGGAGAAGCAATATTACACAAAAGCAGTGAATGGAATAACTGGTCTACCTTCAGGTTATACCGATTTAGATAAAATGACTGCGGGTTTTCAAAAGTCAGATTTAATCATCGTTGGCGCGCGTCCTTCAGTTGGTAAGACTGCATTTGCATTAAATATTGCTCAAAATATTGGTATTAAAACGGCGGAAACAGTTGCTATATTCAGTCTAGAGATGGGAATCCAGCAGCTTATTATGCGGATGATATGCGCGGAAGCTAATGTTGATGCAAATAAGATTCGAACAGGGTTACTTGAGCCGAATGACTGGGAAAAAATAACGGTAGGTATTAGTGCTTTGTCTCATGCAAATATCTATATTGATGATTCTCCAGCTCTCACTGTAAATGAAATTCGTGCTAAATGCCGGCGTTTAAAGAAAGAAAAAGGTCTTGGTTTGATTCTCATCGATTACCTCCAGCTCATTGCAGGTAACGGTAAACTTGAAAATCGCCAACAAGAGATTTCGTATATCTCCCGTACTTTAAAGCAAATCGCTCGAGAGCTCGAGGTACCGGTTATCGCACTTTCTCAGCTAAGTCGAGGCGTAGAGCAGCGACAGGATAAACGACCGATGATGTCGGACCTACGCGAGTCCGGATCCATTGAACAAGATGCTGACATTGTAGCCTTTCTATACCGGGATGATTATTACAACAAGGAATCCGAAAAACAAGGAATCATTGAAATTATCATCGCTAAGCAGCGTAATGGTCCTGTAGGTTCTGTTGAGCTCGCTTTCCTTAAAAATTATAACAAGTTTGTAAACTTGGATCGGACACATGTTGAGCAAACAAAACCGCCTAATTCGACAAATTACGACAAAAATAATTATAAGAAAAGATGGGGATAGGGGGCAAGATTGCATGAGCCGTTATGTAGGTATTGATCCTTCAACAAAGACGGGGTTAGTCGTCCTGGACGAAGCAGGGGAGATTTGGGAAGCCATCGAGATTGATACTGGCCTGAATGGTCAAAGCCCAACTTCAAAGGAAATGAAACGACTTGTTGTCAGAATCATTTCATATGTCATACCAGGCGATGAAGTTGCCATTGAGGGGTTTGGCTTTTCGTCACAATCCGGTTTCTTGCTGGGCGGTATAGGTTGGCTGCTGCGGGTTGCTCTTGATGATATAGGTGTGAGGTATAAAGACATCGCTCCTTCACAATTGAAAAAGTTTACGGGTGAAGGTGGGAATGCTGCAAAAGAGGCTGTTGCTGTTGGGGTTTATAAACGATGGGGATTTCAAAGTAAAAGTAATAATATAACCGACGCTTTTGTACTTGCTCAGATTGTCAGAGCTATTCATGAGCCGGTCCATTTAATCGCCTTGCAGAAAGAAGTCATTAAGCAAATTCAAACTCCAATTGCAGCTAAAATAAAAGGTAAAACAAAAACCAATAGACGAAAGGCAGTGTGATTGTAATGAGTTATATCCGTATTAATCCGATAATCAAGAAAGTGAATATGAAGCCTAAAGGTGTTGTGGAAATAGTCCTAGAGACGACAGTTAGTCAGCTGCGTGGCAGCATGGATGCTCTTGGCAATATGATTGATGATAAAGCGGAAGTTACACTTGATTCACTTGTGGTCAATTACAACGTGGAAATTAATGCAAAGACTGAAAAACCTATCAAGCATTATAAGGTAGGTGAAGATGGGGTAGTTACTGAGGTTATTCCAGAAGGTGAGCAGCTCGAAGCAGACTTAGGTATTCCAAAGGATAAACAACCGGTTATTGAAGTTCCAGAAGAAATCGACCGAAAAATTGTGGATGAGTTCATACTCAATCTAATGGCGCCGCCTTACGAGGATTTACCTTATCCTTTCTTCACATTTGCAGAACGATTAAAAGATGGTGAATCGTATGATCGAATTTCCTCAGATTATGGCATAACAGCTGCAGAGATGATTCGGATATTGGATGAGTACCGGGCACGAATAGCACCTTTAGCTAATAAGTGGTTTGAGTGGAAAGAGAGCCAAGTTCCAGGAACTGTGATTGATAATAAGGAATCAGTTACAGAATCAGATGAACCCGATACTGAAATTGTTGAAAGTGATCAAATAGAATTGGATAAAGGATCTGTGGGAGAAGGGACACTTCTTAATGAAGAAGTTAGCTTTAATCAAGAGGAAGGTGAGAAAGAGTTAGTCGAGCCGGCTGCAGAGGATATTGAATCATTTATTCTAGAGAAAAAGCCAGTATTTGAAGACATTCCTTTCGACTTCCCATCGTTGCTTGCAATTAAGAAGTCAGGTAAGTCTTGGATGGAAATAGCTACTTCAATTAATGAATCTTCTGGTAAGCTTGGCACTGCGTATACAAAATACAAAAAGAAGGTCAAAGACATCATGATGGGTGGAGCAGCTTAGGCTGTTCCTTTCCAATATAGCTTTAAGACTGAGTTGCATAAATGAAAAATACGATTACTGAAATCATGATTATTGTAATTATTACACTGATAAATGCAAAGAGCCACTTTTTTTTATGAAGAGAACAATTGAGGAGATAGTTAAAACAATAATCATTATTGGTAAAGCAAACGCAAGAAAAACGAACCATTTTGGAAAGAAAATGTGCACTAAGTTATCATCTCCTATAGAGCTGTACTAACTATTTTTATATTAAATTAATCTTAAATTTGAACTTATAGGTTGGTGTATTAATGGCAATACCGCGTATATTGCATTACCCAGGAAGCAAGTGGAGTATAGCTGATTGGATCATATCACATATGCCACCACACAAAGTTTACTTGGAGCCTTATTTCGGCAGCGGGGCTGTTCTTTTTAATAAGGCCCCGTCAACAATAGAAACTATTAATGATATTGATGGAGAGATTGTTAATCTTTTTACTGTGATACGAAATTATCCAGAAGAAATTGCAAGATTAATACAACTTACTCCGTATGCACGTGATGAATACAACGCAGCACATGATATTTCGGATGATGAATTAGAGCGTGCAAGGCGTTTTTTAGTTCGTTGTTGGCAAGCAATTCGACCAAAGACAAATTCGAAATCTGGATGGCGCTGCAGATCGACTATACGTGATGCGTTTCATGTTAAACAATGGTGTTCATTACCTGATCGTTTTGGTTTGGTAGCTGAGAGGTTGAAACAGGTACAAATTGAAAATGTTCCAGCAGAGGAATTATTGCCTAGGTATCGTGATGCAGAAGTATTAATTTTTGCAGACCCACCGTACGTTCTGAGTACGAGATACGATAAAATTTATAAAAATGAGATGTCCAATGACCAACACATTAATTTATTAAATTTATTAAATGAACATCCAGGGCCGGTGTTGTTAACAGGATACGAAAATCAACTATACGATGATCGGTTGAAACATTGGACTAGACGAGAAATTGCTGGGAAACCAGTTATGGGCCAACCTCGCACTGAGGTTTTATGGATTAATCCAGTGGCTATATCGAAGATCGGGCTGCAATTGATGTTTTAATATTCTCTTAAATAAATATTGATCGGGCTATTAAATAAATTATAAAAACAATGATAATTGAAACTACAGTTCTTACAACTATTGTGCCAATTTTCTCAGTTTTGGTTAATACATTTCCCCATTTAGTTGGTTCTGCATTAACATATTGATTACGCAACCAAACAAATGGATAGAAAGATGCTGCGCAAACAATAAATAAAAGTTTATAGATAAAAGTGTGGGACAAGAAAGCAATGATTTGAAACCAATTGAACCAATCATGATTTTGTTTAACTAGAAACATGCAATATCACTCCAAAATATAGTAATAAAAATAGGTGAAAACTTTTAATACCAATAAGATGATAAATACGATTAGGTAATATTGCTTTTGAATGATGGTTCTAAACAGTATATAAAGTGTTAGATAGTAAACAAAAAATATTAGAATAATGTTTATGAGAGAATCTACTGATGAGATTTTATCTGAAACAATATAAAGCAATTGTAATGCTCCAATCGAGTAACTTATGATTAAGGCAGGTTTACGTTTAACAAAACAAAAGGGGATGATTCCTAAAAATAAAAAACTGATCAAAGGTGTTATAGTAGAGTGCATAAAGTGGTACATGAAAATTCTCCCTTTGTTGATTTTAGGATCATTATACAGTAACTAACAAAATATGTAATTAAAAAGAAAACCCTCGCACACTTTCCAGGGCAGCGAGGGGAATGTATATTCCTATTCCGATTATATCACTGTGAGGGGTGAAGGGGAATGGAAATCACACGAATGAATTATGAACAATTGGTAATTGAGCAGCTGCGTGAATATAAACTTATTTCCGGACGGATTAAGATTCTGGAGAAAACCCCGATCGGTTATGGGATGTACTTGGATTCAGATAACAAGGACGATAAACTACAGGATCTCCATCGGAAATTGAAAGGTATGCCTTCGCATATGTATTTGAACAAATCTGAACAGGAGCTGGAATCGATAGCCTTTGCTTATTTAGAAAATTACCCTCTTGGGACTAAAGCTCAAATGAATGAGGTCAAGAGCATTCAAGTGTGGGATTCCGAGGACCGGAAGCAACTTAAAAAATTGCAATCCAAAATAGCAAAAGTTATCGATGCTCGTAATGGACAAACCTACGGAATTAAAGGTGTTGAGCAAAGAATAAGCGAGCTTCAGGATTTACAGCGGAAAATTGAACAGATGGATTTGGCTCTGGATACTGTCGAATGGATTAAGCCTTTGCATGGTAAGTTGCTGAGGATGCGGTATATTGATAAAGCTCCAGTGGATGATATTGCTTATGAACTGAGTATTTCTCGCAAAACTTATGACCGTTGGAGACCAGTTGCAATAGAAGAATATGCAATGCTTAGTGGAATTGCGGAATTGTGTCCGTAAAGAGGGCGTAGCAATGGGGATGATAATCCATTTTTACCGTGATATTATTGTACTATGGAAGAATTGAATAGCTGGGTTGAGGAGCTGCAGAGATGTGGCTCTTTTGTTTTGAACACTCCTTTTCTTATTACATAGTCTCTTGGCCGAGGTTTTGCCGAATATGCTGAGCCTTCCCAGGAACTGTGATCTAAAGAGGTAAGAGGTGAAAGAGAGCGCCAAGTTGTGCGATAAAAACTTCAAATGAAAAAGCCCTCATGGGCTCAAGATCTGACGAGCAGAAGGCATCCGAAACGATCACAGAGTTGCTGCCTGTGATCGTTAAGGGAATTATTAAGTCGATCCAGTCAGTGAACCATTGACATAACCATAAATTCACATCCATCTTTAAAAAAGTAGCCATTCACCATTTTGACGGAATATTGGGTATGTGACATGACTTTTCCGCTTCCTAGCACTTTGCCATCCTGAGTTACTTCAATTTCGCTTTTAAACAAAATAGCTTTGTCGAAATCTAAATCGCTTTTTAAGACTTGTCCTTTTAACATAATTCGCCTCCTAATGGTTGATATATATTAGGACAGGTTGAGAGAGTGTTGAGTTACAAATTATTTGATCATTATGTATTAATGCACCATCGAAAAAACTTTAAATTCGCATGCATCTTTGAAATAGTAAGCATTGGCTGTTTCAATGCAGTGGTGACTTTGGGACAAAATAACCCCACTTTCAATATGTTCACCATCCTGGGTAATAGAAATAACGATTTGAAACAAAATAGCATTCTTGAAGTCGACATCTGTTTTTAAAAGTTGTCCGTGAGACATGGAATCCCCTCCTAATAGGTTGTATTAAGTAGGACAGTGCGAATGAAACCATTGTTACAATAGTGTGATAAATAAATTGTCGTATTTTGACGAACGAATTACATTGCAACAAAAGGGGTAATTTGTAATTATTTAGGTAACATGATGTATTAAGGTTTAGGATGGATGAACTGAAATATTACATCGCTTATAAGGGGAGAAGATTTGGAAATCCAATGACAAAGGAGGCAGCAATAATTGAACTTTTTAAAATGAGTAATGCATTTAATGGTATGAGCATTCATGTATATGATTTTAACGATAAGTTACGTAAAGTGATTGCAAGAAAAAAGCCACCTAACGAACTATGAATTCGCAAGTAGCTTTAATGAATTTACCATTTCCTATAGTAACTGAAAGATCAGTGTGGCTTTCTATTAAACCACCCTGGTCAATTGGTCCAGTTATTTGATAGACTTCAATGTTCAATTGAAACATCATAGCGTTGTCGAAGTCTGCAGTAGTTAGTAACTTAGTTCCGCTTTTGTACATTAATTTCACCCCTAAAACCAAAATTCGACACAAAGAAGGTAAATCCTTCCTATATAGCGAATTATGGTAGTGAATGGGGGACTTTAATTGAAAAACATAAAAATTTTTTTGTATTTAGCTTTGGGAATATTTTTATTTTGGGTGTTATCTTACGTTATTATTTTCTTTGTCATCTGTGATTGGGATAGTAGAGGAACTTTTGGGGATACGTTTGGTGCTATAAACTCTCTTTTCGCTGGCTTAGCTTTCGCCGGAATCATTTATACTATACTTCTTCAAAAAGATGAGCTTACTCTGCAAAGGAAAGATTTGAATTTACAAACTAAAGTTTTACAATTGCAAGTTGATGAGATAGCTAGATCAGCAAATCAGTTGGAAATGCAGCGTAAATTGATGAATTATCAGACAGTACAGACGTCTATAAATAATCTTATTTCAGTTCACCGGAATTCCATAGATGATATTGATATCCTTTTTGAGAATAATACACTTAATGGAAAGAAAGCTTTTCTACCAGTTCATGAAGCCATTGCGAAAAAAACTCTTGATATTTCAGATATTGATGCTCACATGAACAATTGCTTCAATACGTTTTTTTATATATTACAATTTATAAATGGTTCTGACATTGATGATAATCAAAAAAAAGTTCTTGCCCAAATACTTAGTATTCATACTTCAGACTCAGAATTGTTTTTGATATATAAAGCTAATGAAAATGAAAAACAACAAATTCTGTTGTTTGAAAGATATGGATTTTATGAAAGATATACAAAAATACTAATTAAAAACTATAACTAGGCCGCGTAACAGCGTGCCTTTTTTTTATATCGAGAAACACCAATCACAAAATAAAAGGGGAATTACTGTGAGAATTGAAACGGTACAATTATCAAGCATCAAACCAAATGGTTGGAACCCAAATGAAATGGATGATCATATTTATCGGTCGTTAGTGGAAAGTATTCAGACTCATGGTTTGCTCCAGCCTATCTTGATTCGCTCAGATATGACCATTATTAAGGGCGAAAAGCGTTGGAGAGCTGCACAAGAAGCTGGATTAGCTGAGATTACTTGTGTTGTAATAGAATCCAACGATGAAGAGGCAATGCTTCTCACGATAAGCCTGAGCCATCTTCGAGGGCATACAAATGAGGAACTGCTAATCTCATTAATTGGAGAGTTATCCAATCACTTCTCAATTGAAGAGATTTCTTTGCAGACTGGTTATTTACCTGATGAGTTAAATAATCTCTTGGCCGGTTTACCAACTGATTATGAAATTGAACATCCAGTCACTGAGGACAATTTCGATGTACAGAAAGCTTTGGATGATATAAAGGAACCAGAATCAAAGTATGGCGATGTTTGGAAGCTGGGAAGACATATTCTAGTTTGTGGCGATGCTACGAATTTAGCAGATGTTCAACGACTTATGGATGGGGTAAAAGCATCATTAGTTGTAACAGACCCACCATATAATGTAGCAGTGAAAAGTGAATCATCCCGATTAAATGCTGATGGCCGCGGAAAAATTATGAATGATGATATGTCAGAAGAACAATTTAAAGGTTTTCTTGGACCTGTCTTTCAAAACTATGCAGATATCATGAATCCGGATGCTGCCATTTACGTTTTCCATGCTTCTTCCACGCAGCGAGAGTTTGAAGATGCTATGAATGCTGCTGGCATTGTAGTCCGGAGCCAATGTATATGGGTGAAGAATGTATCTTCATTTGGATTTGCTCAATATAAGTATAAGCACGAACCAGTGTTCTATGCTTATCTAAACAAGAAAGTACCTGCCTGGTATGGAGACTTTAAACAAACTACGGTTTGGAAGTCTGGATTGCCAGTGGAGAATCCGGAGCCGGAGACGGTTTGGGAAGTATCGCGCGGTGATGTTACGAAGTACGTTCATCCCACTCAGAAGCCATTGGAGCTCCTAGCCATCCCTATTGGAAACAGCAGTAAGAAAGGTGACGAGGTTGTCGACTTCTTTGGTGGTAGCGGCTCCACCTTATTGACATGTGAACAAATGGACCGTACTTGCAGAACAATGGAGCTTGACCCGATCTTCTGTGATGTTATTAAAAAGCGTTACTTCGAATGGACCGGCATTGAGCCGGTTCTTTTATTTCGTGCTGAACAAGCTGCTTGAAGTCATAGCAGGAATAAAGGATTTTTACAGTTCCCATAGAATATTATGTAAATTGGGGGTGGGAATAATTGAAGGAAAAAGAATTTATACAATGGACTAAATTTCGAAAGCGTGGTTTTTTTGTATTTGTTATACTAGGAACATTATTTTTTGTTCTTGCTACTTTTATTTTAGATGCAATAATAACCCTTTTTGCACATAAATATCTAACTGATAATTTTAGTAGGGTGATTCAACATTTAATTACAGGAATTTTGATTGCAATTGCGATTTGGTTTTATTCTGAGAACAGGTATAAGAAATATTTATCGAATCAAACAGATGGTAAAGACTGACATCGCTTTTGGCGGTGTTTTTTTATTGGGAAAAATAAAAGGAGGACGCTAACAACGCCCTCCTAGCCACCAGGATCACCCCTGGCGAGATCGTGAAACCGTGGCCACGGATGCAAGACACGATCTCAACTCCATTTTAAGGGAAGTTAGGGGTGATTGCAATAGAAAATACGAATAAACGTTCGCATGAAGAAGAACTATTACTAAGGCATGAAATAGAACTCATGGAAGGTATCCTTGAATCTAAATCAAAGTATAGGAAGATTATTCAAGCCGGTATTGCCCGTTGGGTGAAGGACTTTCAAGATGGACGGATTGAGATTAAATCGGTTGAGGATTTAAAGAAGTTAATTGAGATTGATCTGGAGCTGCAGAAAGAAGATTATTAAAATGAAGTATATTAAATTGTGGTATATTAAGGAAGTTAATAGGAAAGGAATTGATCATTTGAAACTAAAGCAATTAATAATTATATCTACCGTTGTCCTTTATTGTGGTGCTACTATGATTTTCACTACTCCAATTCAAGCAGCAGATATAAAACCTCCTACAATTGTTATTGATGGAAAATCTATTTCTTTTGATAGTAGCCCTTTAATAGTTGAGGGGACAACACTGGTACCATTTAGAAGCATTTTTGAAGAATTAGGCTGTGAAGTCAAATGGGACCCGGAATCTAATAAGGTCACGGCAAATAAAGACAATACAGAAATCATATTGATTATTAATTCTTTAAATGCATTAGTAAATGGAGAAAATGTAATTCTTAAAGTACCGCCTCAATTAATAAAAGGGCATACGATGGTACCTTTGCGCTTCGTCAGTCAATCTTTAGGGAAAGAAGTAAAATGGGATTCGAAATCGAATGAAGTAAATATCTTTTCAAATCCAGTAAACACATCGATTCCAAGTCCAACACCGACACCTTTGGCAACACCAACGGCAACACCAACGGCAACACCAACACCAACACCAACACCAACACCAACAGCAGCACCAACAGCAACACCAGATGCGTTCCCTAATATAACGTCTAAGGTTAATTTTTATGATGGCAAGTTTTTACTTATTATCTTAAATAAAACAACAACTATCAGTGAGATTGAAAATGAGAAACAGAATAAAGTTATTGAATATTTAGGGCATACAATAACAGCCATTTATAGAGACACAATCACTAATGAACAGTTAAAAGTTATTATTCTAAATTTTGAACTAGTTGCTGATTCTGATTTTTTGAAAACTCTTAAAAAGTCTGACTTTGATGAAATAAGAAAAAGTTTTGTTAGATAATTGTTATAACATCGCTAATTGCGGTGTTTTTTATTTTGAGTAACTTACCTTATTTTTTGTTGTTAGTGAGCTTCATCAATTTTGAAAACAAACTCAACACAATGGATGGTGAAATCTAATGAATGAAAGACAATCTCACAGAGGTGCGCCGTTCGGCAATAAAAATGCCATTGGCAATCAAGGAGGCGCACCTCCGATGAATCAGAATGCTCTTGGTAATCGTGGGGGGCATGGTGCTGCCATTGGGAATAAACATGCGATAACAACAGGAGAACACGAAACCATCTGGCTGGATACCCTTCAAGCAGATGAGGTTAATCTATATCCTCAGATTAAGACAGATATTCGGTTGCAATTTGATGAAGAGATTCGATTATTAACGATACGAGAAAGACGAATGCTGCAGCGTATTCAGTCCTTGTGTAATGGTATGAATGAAAAACAGAGGCGTGTGCTGCAGGAGCGTCGAACCATAAAAACGTTGCAGCAATATGAAGACAAGAATGGGAAAACACAATTCATGGTTATGCCCGAGGAACAACTTGTCATTACACAAATCGAAGAGAAAGAATATCGTGTCACGGATGATATCCTAAAGTATGAAGAAGCTTTGACACGCATCCAGGGGAAGAAAATTAAAGTGATGCTGCTAAAGAAGAAGTTGGAAGATTCGAGTCATTTGCTTCCGTTGATACTCGAAGAGAAACAACAACGCATCAACATGATGAGGGCTAGAACGGAAAGATGGAATTCGTAATAAAACGAAGTAAGAACAAGTATTCGCGTGTTTGGATATCTCCCATATTCATAATTTGACTGATTTTGACCTATTTTGAGCAAATCTGAAATCTATTAAAAAGATCGCTTCATATATTCTTTTAATAGCTTGTAGCACTTCGGTCTTTTCGATTTTCCAATCCTTTTCAAAAGATTGTTAAGACCAATCGGATAGACAGCAACCAGATACATCATCCAAACCAGCTCACTAAATATGTTGTCTTTTTTTTTTTTTTTGAGCGAGGACCACCGAGCGTGACTTCAATAGGAGGATGTTGCAATACCTCGTGCGAATACAGTGTTATCTTGCTGATCAATTTTGAGATAGTGATGATGAAACTATCGTTTCTTTGAAAAACGTTCTATTATTAGAATAATAGTTAATAATACTATTCCACCAACTATAAATTCAATGATATTGCTTAGTTTAAACTTATCGTTGATTCCTGAGTATCGTTTCCCATGATCTCCATATCCAATGAAGGTGATGATTACGACTATGATGCAGGCATAAAAGACAAATCTATATTTACTTTTGATCATGTCCACATCCTTAATTTGGTAGATTAATACATTATAGTACGAATCATCAGCGGATGGGTTACATTGTGCATGGGGCTAGCCGTGATGGTGAATGTAGATATATCGCAGTAGGGAGGACTATTAAATGAAACATGGCTTAAAATTTGTTGACGAATTTCCCGTGTTTGGAGATGTATTAGAAAAACTCTACCTTAAGAGAGAACTAGACAATTGGTACAGTTCAATTTGTCAACAAGAAGTAGTGATTCCGTTAGAAATTAATGCAATTCCTAATGTTTTAGATATAGATATAAGGGAAAGATACTCACCCTCTACAGAAGTTTTTATAAATTCAAAAAAAGTATTAGGTGAGGGCAGTTTTATGTTTGAGCAAGAAGTTCAAATTCGGATCTCAAAAATTATACCAGTGTATTCTATGGAGTTTTGTTATGGGATTAGACATAATACTATTATTAGTCAAATAAATACATGGGGACCACCTCAAACAGAGTTTCTAATAAACGCACAAGAAATAATCACAAAATTATTCGCGTCGAATGGATATATCTTATTAGGTGAACAGTATGATTTGTACGACACTGTATTTGATTGGAAGAAATTAAAAAGTATCGATCCAGTGAATAGAAGGTTGACTCTTGGTGATGCTGTTTTTGTAGATATTTTAGATTTATGTCTTTAGGCAACACTAAACTTGCTTACAAATTATCTGAAACCACAATACGAGCATACCTCGTATTGTGGTTTCCCTATATTCGCTGCTCATTAAATGATATCTAATAGGGTGTGAATTTCGATACAAGGTGTACCAAATCCAGGTATACCGCGGGTCCTTTGGCTACTTTTTGTAGTGCGGGTACGCGCGACCCCGAAATGTGTCCAGTTACTTTCAAAAAAACTCACTTTCGCTTTCCGTAGTTTTTTCCTACGGAAGGCTTTTTGATTTTGTTTCTTCTATAGAAGCGTGCAAACGAAAATTTGAAAAATTGAATCATAAACGAAAGTCGGTGTAGGTTAATGCCAAAGGAAAAAGCGAAAGAGGTGCAGTTCCATGAAGCAGAAGTATTAACGAATATGCTGGCACAAATTGTGGGGAAGACGCCACAGTGGATTCGTCAACTAACCCGCGATCGAATATTGATGCAGGTTGGAAGGGGCAGATATATATTAGGTGAATCTGTCCAGGCATACATCCAACATGTCTCAGGTGGAAAAGAGACTGATAATAAACCACGTTTTATTGATGAAAAGACAGCACATGAACGAATTAAGAAAGAGAAGGCTACCTTAGAGTTAGAACTGATGAGGGGGGATTTACATGCGACGAAAGATATTGAAAAGCTAATGACGGAAATGATTTTAACTGTTAAGGCAAAGCTGCAGGTGATTGCTTTTCGGTTGGCACCTCAACTTGAGAATGAAACAGAATTGGTAATTGAAACGGCTATTTCAAATGAGATTAACGAGGCTCTTAAAGGGTTATCAGAATATTCACCGACATTATTTGTTAACCAAGATGAGCCTGACGATTGAAACGGCGTACCCAAATCACAACCGTTGATCTCTTTGCGAAACTAGCCAAGCTTTGGGCACCTACACCAAATCTCACAATATCAGAATGGGCAGATAGGCATCGATTTCTCACCTCGGAAACAAGTGCTGAACCAGGATTGTGGCGGACGGAACGCGTCCCCTACTTACGCGTAATTATGGATTCAGTTACGGATAGAGGTGTTGAAGAGATTGTCATTATGGCTTCTGCTCAAATATCCAAAACGGAGTTTATGTTGAATATGGTTGGTTATCATATCGATGTGGATCCTGCACCGATTCTTTTCATGCTGCCGAATAAAGATTTGATTGAGTCTTTTTCTAAGAAGCGATTAGCAACTATGATAACCGCTAGTCCAAGGTTAAGAAACAAAGTCAGCGAATCCAAGAGTCGAGATGCTAGCAATACAATTTCTGAAAAGAGTTTTCCAGGTGGTTATATTGCAATCGTTGGAGCGAATTCTCCAGCATCTCTTTCCAGCCGGCCTATTCGTATTGTGCTTTGTGATGAGGTGGACCGTTATCCGGTAAGTTCTGGAACTGAAGGTGACCCTATTGCGCTAGCTACAAAACGGTCAACTACTTTTAGAAATCGCAAGCACGTGTTTGTCTCGACACCAACATTGAAAGAATCATCGCGGATTGAACAGCTTTATAATGATAGCACGATGGAAGAATGGAACATGCATTGTCCGAGCTGCGATGGCATGCAGCCGTTGAAATGGGCGCAGGTTAAGTTTAAATATGAGAAGTCAGTAAGTGGAGAATTCATTATCAAAAAAGTTGAGCATGCCTGTAAAATGTGCGGAGCTCTTCATAATGAAAAAGAATGGAAACGAGGTGTAGGTGAATGGATAGCACATAAAGAGCATTCCAGTCGAAGAGGGTTTCACCTCAATCAACTTATTAGTCCGTGGTCAACCTGGACCGAAATCGTAAAATCCTTTCTTATTGCGAAACGTGACGGTCCAGAAAAAATGAAAGTTTGGATAAATACCGTACTGGGTGAGACTTGGGAAGAAGAAGGAGAGCAAGTCGAAGAAGAACAACTCTTGAAACGTTGCGAAGGATATCCAGCAGATGTACCCGATCAGGTTGCGGTACTTACTGCAGCTGTTGATGTCCAGGATGATCGCTTTGAGATTGAGGTGGTTGGCTGGGGGCAGGGTAAAGAATCATGGGGGATTTTCTATCACAAGATTTTTGGTGATTTGCGGCAACCAAAGATTTGGCAAGAGCTCGATGAATTCTTATCTCGCAGCTGGTCAAAGAAAGGAAATCTAAAGCTTGGTATTGCTTGTGTCTGTGTTGATTCAGGCGGCCATTTCACTCAAGAGGTGTATCGCTTCTGCGCACCTAGAGAATCACGGCGCATTTTTGCTATCAAAGGGCAAGGAACACAGAATGGTGAATATATACCACTTATCAACGGAAATACACGAACCAAACGAGAGCGTGCTATTTTATTTAACTTAGGTGTAGATGAAGGGAAGGGCAAAGTTTTATCCAGTCTCAAAATTAATGAAGTCGGACCGGGCTTCTGCCACTTCCCTTTGGATCGTGGTTACAACGGGAGTTATTTTAAAGGACTAACTGCTGAGAAATTAATTACGCGTTATAAACAAGGCATTGCTTCTCGAATTTGGAAGCAAGTCTATGATCGAAACGAGCCATTAGATTTACGGGTTTATAACACTGCAGCGTTGGAAATATTGAATCCAAAATTAGATGTACCCATACCACCAGAAGGTGGTATTTCGTTTGTGAAAAAACAGAAACGACGTGGGGTCATTAGTAAAGGACTCTGATAAAGAAAGGAGGTGAATGGAACAAATGGCAGGATGGACACTCGTACAAGCTAAGGAAAGATTGCAGATGTGGTTGGATGCTGAGGCAGCTGTTGCAACAGGACAAGAATATCGAATTGGGACACGGTCCTTAAGACGTGTTGATTTGAAAGATATTCGCGAGCAAATGTTATTCTGGAATCGACAGGTAGAGCAGTTGCAAAGCGGCCGGCAAGGGATGCGTGTAATGCGTGTTGTTCCGCGTGACTTATGAATCCAATCGATCGCATAATTAATACACTATCTCCGAGCTGGGCTCTGAAACGACAGGCTGCTCGACAAAAATTAAGTATCCTCAATAGTGGCTATTCCAACCATGGAGCCAATACAACCAAGAAATCCATGCTAGGTTGGAATTATTTCAGTCGTTCACCAGATGAAGATATTACAAAGAATCTAAACATTCTTAGGCAGCGTTCAAGGGATCTCTATATGGGAGGTGCTGCGCTAGCAACTGGCGCATTAAAAACGGCTAGAACTAATGTAGTGGGTACCGGGTTGCGATTAAAACCATCTCTAGATGCCGCTTTTTTAAATCTATCTGAGGCAGAAGAAGTTGAGCTGAAAGCCAGTATTGAACGAGAGTTCGCGCTATGGTCGGAATCACTCGATTGTGATTCGATGCGAATGAATAACTTTTTTGAACTTCAGCAAATTGCTTTTATGTCTCAATTAATGAGTGGGGATTGCTTTGCAATGCTCCCCGTTACCCCTCGAAAACATGCGGTGTATGACCTGCGTGTTCGACTTGTAGAAGCCGATCGATGCTGCAATCCAGGGCAAGACAGTTCGATTAACCCTAACGGCAAGGATATACGGGGTGGCGTTGAAATGGATGCGGACGGAGCTGTTGTGGCTTATTGGTTTGCCAAAAACTATCCTCAGGTTTTTATGACAGCTGATAAACAAGAGTGGGTAAGAATTGAAGCCTTTGGTGAAGAAAGTGGAAGGCGCAATGTACTTCATTTGATGGAGTCAGAACGGCCGGAGCAACGTAGGGGCGTTCCTTTGTTAGCACCAGTTATCGAATCCCTAAAGAAACTGGGTCAATATACAGAAGCTGAATTAATGGCTGCCTTAGTGAGCGGCATGTTTACTGTGTTTATTAAGACGAATACTCCTGAGAATGGTCCAATTGGTCAAAGTATCCCGATGGAAGACTTGATTGATGAACAAGATGAAGGTTCGTATGAGCTTGGTAATGGTTCCATCGTTGGTCTTGCGCCTAATGAATCGGTAGAAACAGCGAATCCCGGACGGCCCAATACAGCGTTTGATGGTTTTGTCACGGCTATACTCAGGCAAGTTGGATCTGCTTTAGAAATCCCATACGAATTATTAGTCAAGAATTTCACATCATCTTATTCAGCTAGCCGCGCAGCTCTTTTGGAAGCATGGAAGATGTTTCGGATGCGTCGGGTTTGGTTGGCTAATGATTTTTGTCAACCCATTTATGAAGAATGGTTTACTGAAGCTGTTGCAAAGGGACGTATCCCAGCTTACGGCTTTTTTGATAATCCTTTGATTCGAAAAGCTTACACACGTGCGGAGTGGCATGGACCAGCGCAAGGTCAAATCGATCCATTAAAAGAAGTGAATGCAGCAAAAATCAGAGTCGAAGAAGGTTTCAGCACCCGTGAAAGAGAGACTTCGGAATTAACAGGTGGTAGCTTTGAGGCCAACTTACGGCAGCGTATGCGTGAAGAACGTATGCGGCGTGAAGCTGGTTTATCCGATGAAGGAGGTGAAAACAAAAATGCCAATAACAACAAAAACATTCTGGAACCTGAAACAGACGACGAATAATAGCGCAGAACTTACCATTTATAGCCCTATCGATGATGAAGAATCATGGTGGTACGATTCAGTAACCCCAAAATCTTTAATGAGAGAATTGGATGCTGCAGGCGATGTTACGGAAATTGTAGTCCGTATCAATAGTGGGGGTGGAAGTGCATTCGCGGGTTTAACCATCTACGAATTACTCAAAAACCATAAGGCATCGATTACTACTCGTATTGATGGACTCGCAGCTTCAGCAGCTTCAATTATTGCGATGGCTGGCGATAAGATTGTAATGGGTACAGGGGCTATGATGATGGTTCATAATCCTTGGACGATGGCAATGGGCGAATCCAAAGATTTAAGACATACAGCGGATGTATTGGATCAAGTAGCTAAATCGCTAATCAGTGTTTATCAGGATCGGACTGGATTGGATCCGAAAGACATCAAGAAGTTACTGGATAAAGAGACTTGGTTGACTGCGGATGAAGCTGTTTCTCAAGGTTTTGCAGATGAAGTTGATCGAAAATACATGGTTTCAGCATCCATAAATGATGGTTTTGCTGTCTTTAATGGTCAAAAATTCAGTTTAAAAGCCTTTGCAATGATTCCGAATTTGCCAAAAGCGAGCGAAGAAGAGACGGAAACGGTCACTAAAGAGGAAGAAACGGATTCAAATCAACAGCAAACGGAGTCTGAAACACCAGAAACGGTTCATGAAAATACAGAAGATGAGTCCCATAAGGAGGAAGAAACAGTGAAAGATTTGAATGAATTGCAAACAAAACATCCGGAAATTTACAAAGCAGCTGTTCAAAGTGGTGTGGATCAAGAACGTGGTCGTATTAAATCTCTTAATGATTTAGTAATGCCCGGTAACGAAATCATCATTGATAAGGCCAAGTACGAAACGGGAGCCAGCGCAGCCGAGACTGCGGTAGAGATTCTGAAAGCAGACAATTTAAAGCGCAAAGGCATGGGTGGAAAGATTCTACAAGATGCATCTAACTCAGGTATGAACCAACTTGATACAGCTGCTCCTGAAGAAGAAAAAACAGAAGAGGATAAAATTAAAGACACATCGCAAAGTCTTCTTAATTTTATTAAAAAGAAAAGAGGTAATCAATAATGACAAAAAATTTAATTTCTTCAGCTTCACTCGAGCAGGATAATTTAATTGCCGGTGGTATTATGCCAATCGTTACAGATATTGTGACATTAAAAAGTGGAGCTGCTTATTTGCGTGGAAGTGTTCTTGCTGTCATTACAGCGACTTCACTTGCTGTAAAAGTTGATTCTACAAAATCAGATGGCTCACAGGTAGCATATGCCATTTTAGCTGAAGATACGGATGCTACTTCGGTAAACACGCCTGCTGTAGTTTACATGACAGGCGAATTTAATGCAGCAAAGCTAATTTTTGGTGGTACGGACACGATTACAATTCATAAGAAAGCCCTGCGTGCGCTTAGTCTTTTTGCTAAGACGTTGCAAGGATAGGGAGGGGAAAACAATATGCCAGCTCAAATTAGTATCTATGACCCACGCGTTATGTATGAAGCTATTATCAATCGTCCACCAGCACATACTTTCCTGAAAAAAATGTTTTTCAACGAGGTTAAAACGTTTGATACGCCTTTTGTTGATGTGGATTATTATAAATCTCGTCGCAAGATGGCGCCTTTTGTTTCACCTCGATTGCCGGGAAAAGTGATCTCGCGTGAGGGATTTATTACGAAAACCTATACACCTCCGCAGCTAAAACCGCTAAGGGGAATAAATGGAGAGAACATTAACAAACGCAGTTTAGGTGATACTCTCTACACTCGGAAATCACCAGCAGATCGAGCAGCTGAATTACTTGCAAGTGATATTGTTGAACTGGATGATTCCATAACGCGTCGTGAAGAATGGATGTATGCTCAGGTTTTGTTTTCCGGCCAAGTTCATATGCTTGGTGAAGGTGTGGATGAATTATTGGACTTTAACTTCACGCAAAAAGATACTTTGTCTGGAACGGATAAATGGGACAATGCTGCAAGTGATCCATATGCACAGTTATATGAGCGCAGACGAGTCGTTGTCAAAAACTCCGGAGTAAACCCTGATACCTCACTTATGGCAAGTGATGTCGTTCAAGTCTTTATCACTCATCCAAAAATCAAGGAGTTACTGGATATTCGTCGAGTAGAACTTGGAATGATTAATCCTCGTCAATTACCGAATGGCGCAACTTATATTGGCTCGCTGTCAGCGCTTGGTTTGGATATTTATAGTTATGACGAGTGGTTTCTCGATGAGGATACCGATCCGCTAAATCCGACCGAACAACCGATGATACCCTCAGGTCATATTTGGTTGGGATCGACTCAAGCGAAATTCAGTACGTATTATGGAGCTGTTACGCTTGTGGATCCGGATACGAAAGACTTCTATACCGTGGAAGGTGACCGTATACCGCAAAGTTGGGTAAGTATTGAACCACCTCAACGTTTTCTACAAATTAATAGTCGTCCTTTACCGGTACCACATGAAGTTGACAGCTGGTACATCATCGAGGTGATATAAAATGGCGATTACGAGTGCATGGAATATCCAGCACAATGGCATAAAGTATCCAGCTGGTGAGGTCATTGACTTGCTTTCTGAGGAAGAAGAACAGGAATTAATCGATAAAGGTAAAGCCAAAAGGGTCCCGGTGGTTTATGTAACCGAGGACTCTTTTACATTGGATGGCAACAGTCAAAATGATTCCGATATTCTCACTATCCAGCAATTTAGTGACTTGAAAGCGGATGAGCAAAAAGCACAGTTACTATTGTTAGGTATCGATCCAGCTTCGAAACTAGACCTTCGTGTTCAACAATATACACAATGGTTTCTATTTAGCCCCCTAGGAGACTTGGACAGTACACCCCTTAATCAAATATAATTATATTAGACGGAGGGGAACGTTATGAAGCGAGTACAGTATGATCTTAATTTTAAGATGGATATCATTCGAAAAGGGAAAGAGATTGGGAACTTTACAGCAGTAGCCAGGCAGCACGAACTGGATCCCAAGATGGTCATGCGATGGGCAAAAGAATTAAATCGTAAGGATGTGGATAAGTTAGATGGTGCTAGCAAAAGACAAGCCCAGTTTATACCTACCCCTGATGATTATAAACAGTTAGAGCATGAGAATGAAAAGCTGAAGAAGCTACTAGCGGAACAAGCTCTGGAAAGAGAAATTCTCAAAGACCTACTAAAAAAAACGAACCCAAACTTGCGGATAAAATAGAGATTGCCCACAAATATATTGTCCAAGGGCATTGTATTACCTTAGTGCTCCGTGTGGTGGAAGTCGAACGCTCGACGTATTATGCACATGTGAATAAAGCGGAATTAAAACCTATCCACAGGGTCGGTCGCCCCGCACCTGGTTTATCTTATACAGCAGATGGCAAGCCCGTAAGTGATGAAGAGATCACAGAATGGCTGATGGAATTCATAGCGGGTGAGGGAGCAGCCTACGGCTACCGCAAGCTCACTGTGCTTCTTAGAAGACGCCACAAACTTGTGATTAACAAGAAGAAAGTCTATAGGCTATGTAAGTCTATGAACGTCCTACGTCCACAGCGTAAGTTAAAGAATAAGCATCCAAGAAGACTTGCTAACAACCGTTTAATCACCGGCTCCAATCAATTGTGGGAGACCGATATTAAGTACGGATGGATTGCTGGCGAGTACCGTTTCTTCTTCATAATGAGCATTATAGACGTGTTTGATCGTGCCATTATTTCGTATCATCTTGGCTTAACCTGTGAGGCTAAACATCTGGTTCAGATCACTCAGGAGGCCCTTATGAAGCGTCAATTATTCGGGAAACCACAGGAAGAGAAACCTTTTATACGCTCCGATAATGGTCCACAATTCATCAGCCAACTGTTTGAAGATGCATGCGAGAACTTTCAAATGATTCATGAGCGGATTCCGCCTAGAACACCAAATAAAAATGCTCACATTGAATCATTTCATTCTATTTTGGAAGCGGAATGCTACCAACGCCATGAATTTGAAACGTATCCACAGGTCTATGAGATCGTTTCTCAATTCATAAAAGATTACAATCAACAACGGATCCATGGGAGTATTTATGACCTATCACCCTATGAATATATCGAAGCATTGAAGAAAAATCTCGTACAGCCTAAACATATTAAGGTGTAAACCGTGAAAAATGGAGCAAACAAGAGCAATATCTAGCAATTCTATGAGATCATTTCGTTAAGAGGTGTAGCGTCCAGCATAAGGGTGTTCAGCCGGTTTGATGCTCAAGACGATGAGGTGGTTAGTTGAATTTACGAGAACAAATTGCAAAGGATATAGGCACCTTTATAAACAATAATGAATTTTTTGAGGATCATGATGTAAACGGTCAAACTCTTTCAGTGATGATTGATAATGACGCCTTTAAGGGCCGCTCACGTCAACCAACTGATCTCTATAATGCTACTAGTGGAGTTTCCATTGGTAGCATTATTCTTTATGTAAAAGAGTCCGATATGGAAGACCGTCCAGTAATTGAACAGCATCTTCGATTGGACGGCAAGTTGTATCTCGTTTCAAGTTGCAATGAGAATATGGGGATGCTTGAAATTGGATTGGAGGCGAATGAAGCGTGATTAAGGTTACTGCACCACAAATAGATAGAGCAATCAAACTGCTGAATCATATTCCTGGTGCAGCACCTAAAGCGATATTTCGTGCAATCAATCGTGCTGCAGATACTGCTCGTACAGAAGCAGCACGCAAAGTCAGGGAAACCTATTATATCGATTACGGCGCTATTCTTTCCACCATAAGGATTCGAAAAGCAACAAATAGTAGATTATCTGCTAGGGTCACTTCACGTGGTCATGCTACGCCTTTATATGCGTTTCGTGTAACCCCAAAGCAAATATCTCCTAAAAGAAAAACACCGATAATTGTTAAAGTAAAACGTGGAGAAGGCGGCCCTATTAAGCGTGCATTTGTGGCTAAAATTTATGGTATGACAAATATTTATGAACGTGTTGGTAAAAAACGTATACCTGTACGGACACTTTACGGACCGCCTATTCCACAAATGATTGGAAATAAAACAGTTGCAGCCTGGGTTGAACAGAAAGCAGTCGAGAAGCTTAATGATAGGATCGATCACGAAATAAGCAGGGAACTGGAGGCGTTTGAAGGATGACACCGATCATATTGATCGATTCGTTAATTGCCTTTGTTGAAATGGCTGTTGTTAATTTCGAGCTACAGTCTAATAACCCAGATATTAAAAAGGCTCCGCAAGTTTTGGGAGGATACCTGGACGAGAAGAAGCCTGGACCAAAACAAGACCCACCAGATTTCCCTTATGTCATTATTCGATATTTAGAAGATGATGATCAACAGGATGGTAATAATGCAAAGGTTCGAATTATGGCAGGCACTTACAGCGAAGATGCTAAAGACGGATGGCGTGATGCAATGAACGTTATTACTCGGATAAAGCAGGCTTTGCTTAAACAGGGTATAATCGGCGGTTGTTTCAGAGTTGAAAAGCCCATTAAGACTGAGCTACCAGAGGAGCAGCCTTATCCGGAATGGGTGGCACTTATGACGATAAGCGTGGTAATGCCACAGATTTATGAAGAAGGAGGGTACCAAAGTGACCTCGAGAATTAAAAATAAAGTTGTGCTAGAAAAACAAGAAGCTTTAATTTATTGTGGTCCGCATCTTAAGGGCGGGTTATTAAATCAATTCACGATTTATAAGAATGGATTTCCAATTCATCTGGTCAAACATTTAGAGCAATGTCCTGCAATCAAGAATTTATTTGTTCCTATTGCAGAAATGGTTGACACAATTCAACTAACCTCAGAACAAGGTTCCGCTCAACACGTGTGGTTCCAAGAAATCTCAAATTATAAAGGAAGTGAAATCTAATGGCGTATAAACATGGAGTGTTTGTTAGTGAGATACCAACCTCAATCATTCCACCGGTTTTAGCTACCGCAGGATTACCAGTTGTTTTTGGTACCGCTCCAATTAACCTTGGAGCGGATCAGCAATATGCAAACAAACCTTTTTTAGCTTATTCAAAGGAAGAAGCAATTGCTGCTCTTGGCTATTCTTCGGATTGGGAAAAGTATTCGTTGTGTGAGTTTATGGTTTCATATTTCGATTTGTTTAATGTGGCGCCAGTTGTTTTCGTAAATGTATTGAATCTAACTGATCACAAGCTTGCCATTGTCGACACAGCCAGAACGCTTGTTGGTGGTATCGTGAAACTTGCTCAGACGGGCATTTTACTTAATACATTAGTCTTAAAATTAACAGTCGGAGGAACTCTTCTAGTTAAAAACACCGATTATACCGCGGCGTTTAATAGTGCAGGTGAAGTTGTGATCACGCGAGTCGTTGGTGGTCTGCTTGTAGCAGCTAACTCCACTTTTGTTGCTTCTTATGATTACTTAGATGCAGCAGCTGTTGACTCAGCGGATATAATTGGTGGGGTTGATGGAACGACTGGCGCTGTAACTGGATTGGAGCTAATCAATAAAGTATTTCCTTTATTCCAGTTAGTGCCTGGTCAAATTGTTGCACCGGGATGGAGTCATAATTCAGCAGTTGCAGCGGTAATGGTAGCAAAGGCTAGTAGTATCAATGGGTTGTTTAAAGCGATCGCAATTACAGATGTAGATGCGACAAACGCTGGAGCTGATCTTTATACCGAAGTGCCGGCTTGGAAGAATACCAACAACTATTCCAGCACATTTCAGTTAGTAGGTTGGCCCAAGCTTATGTTGGATGATGTCATTTATTACATGTCTTCTCAGTTGGCTGGTTTAATAAGTAAAACGGATGCCCTAAATGATGATATCCCATATGTAAGTCCTAGTAACCAAAACTTACAGGCAGTTTCAGCAGTTACAGCAGCTGGTTTAGAAGTTTCACTTGGCCCTGATCAAGCAGCGTATTTGAATGGTAATGGTATTATCACGGCTATGAATTTTATTGGCGGTTGGAAACTTTGGGGCAATTACACTGGGGCATTTCCTGCGAGTACGGATGTAAAGGATGTGTTTGGATCTATTCGTCGCATGTTCAATTGGGTGGGGAATACAATCATCCTTACTTTTATGAGTAAAGTAGATAGCCCGATGAAGAAACGGACAATAGATTCCATTGTCGATAGTTTAAATATCTGGTTAAACGGTTTAACAGCACGTGGAGCTTTATTAGGAGGTCATGTTGAATTCCGGACAAGTGAAAACCCTTCAACGGATTTGCTTGCAGGCAAAGTAAATCTGCATGTATTTCTTACTCCACCTGTACCAATGCAAGAAATTAATTTTGCACTTGAATTCGATGTAAATAATTTGAACGCGTTGTTCGCGTAGATGGAGGAAAATTTATGGCTTTTCCAATAAATCCACAGTTAAAAGGTGCTGTGACAAAACCTGCTATTAATACGATCCCTGAGCGATTAACTGCTTTTCGTGTATACAGTGGAGATGACTCGACTGATTACAAAGGTATCAGCGATATTCAAATACCATCATTAGAACCGATGAAAGATACGGTTAAAGGTGCAGGGATTGCGGGTGAATACGAATCCCCGACTCTAGGCCAATTCAGCAGCATGAAGCTGACAATGAACTGGAGAGCAATTACTAAGGAACAGCTGCTAATTACTGCGCAAAAATCTCAAAAGTTTGATTGCCGGGGTGTTAATCAGGTTTATGATGCCGCAGCTGGAACGTATTCTACTCAAAGTATAAAAATTGTGGTGCAAGGTCCACCAACGAAAGTCGATCCAGGTAAATTCGATACTAGCAGCACGAGCGGTGGATCCACTGAAATCGAGGTTCTTTACTTGAAGATCGATATCGATGGAGTAAATGTTCTTGAAATTGACAAGCTGAATTATAAATGTGTGATTGATGGAGTTGATTATTTGGCTTCAACCAAGACTGCTCTAGGCCTAACATAAAAATAAAGTGAGGGTAAATGCATGAAAATTAAACTTAAAAAGCCCTTTAATAAAGGTGAAGTAACAGTAACTGAGTTCGATATTGATTTTGTGAAGTTGACTGGATACCAAATTATTGAAGCAGAAGTTGAAGCGAGAGGGATGGGAGAAACTAGCCCAAACCCTCTTTTTTCATCTCGTGGACTAGCAATTATTGCAGCAAAGGCCTCTGGGCATATTCCAGAAGATATAATTGGCTTATCCGCGCCTGACTTTCTAATGGTAACAAATACGGTGAGCAATTTTTTGTACGGATGGGTCTTGCCGGGATTGATTCAAGAGCCCTCCGAAGGGTAACACTCAACATGTCAAAATCATCATTCACTTCTCTGGAGTTTTGGTTAAATATGCCGATTCCTGAATTGTTAGAATGGCTAGAATCAATGTTAGACACAAAAGGAGCTGGTTAACGTGGCGCAGAAAGTCTATGAAATTAGTTTTGCAATTGCTGGAAAAATGGCGAGCGGCTTTGGCGGCACGTTTGACTACGCTACCACTCATGTTAATAAACTCAAAACAGAAGTTCAGCAGCTCAACGCTCAGTATAAAAAAGGCACCGTCCCTCTTGAGGAGTACAGTGATAAACAAAGCAAGCTTACTCGTAAAATTCGAGAGACGGAAGCGGCTCAAGCTTTATTCAATAGAGGTTTACAAAAACAGCAGAGCATAACCTCAGCAATTACTCGAGCAGCAGCTAGATCGGTAAGGAATACCCTTTCCGTTGGAGCAGGCGCTGTTGCAATTGGTGGAGGGTTTGCACTAGTATCTGCAATTGGTGATGCGATTGATTTTCAAGATGCTATGCTAGGCGTGGCTAAACAGGTTCAAGGAGCCAGGGATTCAAATGGCGAATTGACCAAAACTTATTATCAAATGGAATCTGAAATTAAAAAATTAGGTCGTGACATTCCGATATTAACTAATGATATTGCCGGAATGGTCGAAGCAGCCTCTCGAATGAATGTTCCTAAAGAGCAATTAATCGAGTTTACTACCTTGATTTCTAAAATGTCAGTAGCGTTTGAGATGGTTCCAGCCGAAGTTGCAGATGACATGGGTAAGATTGCAAATGTTATGCAAATACCGATTACAAAATTAAAAGAACTTGGAGATACCGTTAACTATTTAGATGATAATTCTGTATCAAGAGGTCAAGATATTATTGCTGTATTGCTGAGAACTGGCGGAATATTAAAGCAGGTTAACATGTCGGCTGCTCAAGGGGCAGCGCTTGGAAGTACTTTCCTTTCATTGGGAAAATCAGAAGAGGTGGCAGCAACAGCTACTACAGCTCTAATTCGTGAACTTGCTATCGCTCAGGAACAACCGAAGGATTTTCAAAAAGGATTAAAAGCCTTGGGAATGACTTCTGCTCAGGTAAATAAAGGGATGACTCAAGATGCACAAGGTACAATTTTGAATGTATTGAGTGCAATAAATAAACTCCCAAAGGAAAGACAGGCCTCCATTACGACTGGATTATTCGGAAAAGAATATGGTGACGATATCGCCGCTATTGCTGGTGCCATAGGTGAATATCGGCGAGAGATTGCACTGATTAGTGATGAAAAAGCAAAAGGATCAATGGATAAGGAGTATGATGCTAGGCTAAAAACAACTAGCGCCCAAATTGTACTAATGAAAAATTCTTTCATGGAAACAAAGGTTGCCTTAGGGTCAGTGTTTTTACCCGCATTGAATATTGTTTTTAAAGATATTGCAAAAGGTTCTGTGAAAGCAGCAGATTATTTTGAGAAGATAGGGCCTGCTTTGAGTGAATCGATTGAGGGAGGAGTAAACAGTGCTAAAGACTATTTAAGATCACATTTTCTAAACAATCCTGAATTTCAAAGTCTATCGTTATCAGCAAAAATAGGCTTCGTGTTTGACGATCTGTGGAAGACATTCACGGCGTGGTATGACAGTACTGGTAGTGGTTACGTTTCAAACGTGACTGCAAGATTAACAGCTGGCTTAGCAGCAGGAATTGTTGCATCCGCTGTGCCTATCACTGAAGCAGGTATAAAACTAGGTGTATCTTTGGCTCAAGGTATGTGGGACGGGTTGCAAGAATTTTTGGCAGATCATCAATTGTTGGCTACGGTTTTAGCTGGAACTGCTGGGGCTGTTCAAGGATCTAGATTAGGACCTTGGGGAGCTGTCGCTGGAGGAGTCACTGGCGTTGTTGGTACAAGTGTTGGCGCATCAAACGCAAATTTTAACCAAACTGTAAAAAAAATTGACGATGTAACAGCTTATGAGTCAAGTTGGTCTGGGATCCCAGTGGATACAATCCATTCTATGCCATTTGCAGATCAAATTGTTTTATGGGATAAATTCTTAGTTGAAATATCCAAAAAAACAAACATGACATTTGAAGAATTAAAAGGTAAGAAGTCATATGAGTTATTACCAATAATTGAATCTATGCCAAAAAGTGATCCGAACAACACTCAAAACTCAGTATGGAAGAATTTTAATGAAAAATTTCTTTCAAACGGTCCTAGCCAAAGTATCGTAAATCAAATTACATTTTCACCAGTAATTCATGGTTCGGATGCAAGTATAATACCAGAATTACAAAAGCAACAAACTTTATTTACTGATAACATCAATGCTTTTTTGAATCAGAAATGGAGACTGAGTTATGAAAAATAAAACGTATAGCACCATACAGGGTGACATGTGGGACGGAATCGCAATGAAGGTTTTTGGAAATGAAAGCTACATGGATAAGCTGATTGAAGCAAATCCAAGTCAACAAACGAGGGTTATATTTCCCGCCAACATAGTATTAAATATTCCGGTAATCGCGGTACCCACTTCTTCAAATCTTCCACCTTGGAAACGTGGTGATAATGATTGACCAGGCGAGCTCATCTTGAGCTGAAATACAATAAAATTAATATCTATGAGGATCTTAAACCTCATCTTAAAAGTTGGACATTCACTGACAATATGAGCGGTGAAGCTGATGATTTACAGATTGTTCTGGAGGACATTGCAAAACTTTGGATAGGTGATTGGATGCCAGACGAAGGAGCTGCTTTAACTGCTACTGTTATCCGAGAAGATTGGCTGAAAGAGTATACTTCGGATAAATTATCTCTCGGACTATTTGAGATCGATGAAATTGAAGTTGAGTATCCGCCATCCAATGTAACGATTAAAGCCACATCGATTCCACAATCCTCATCTCTTCGGAGCCAGGTTAAAAACCGAGCTTGGGAGAAGAGTAGACTTTCCATTGTTATTCGGGATGTCGCCGCTGGATCTAAATTGAAATATTTTTATGATACGGAAGACAATCCTGAATACGATCGGATTGATCAGTCAGGAGAAACGGACCTACAATTCTTAATGCGTATCTGCACAGATGCTGGGCTTTGTTTAAAGATTACCGATGCTCAGATTGTTGTTTTCGATGAACGGAAGTATGAAGTAAAACCCATAATTGCGGACATTACCAGAGGGCTTACTGAAATTAAGAGTTACTCCGGTCGAAAGACTTTAAACGGGTCATATCACTCATGTCGGGTGGAATACAACAATGCCAATGATGATATAACGATTAAACATACATTTACTCCACCTAACCCGCCAAAAACAGGACGGGTTTTAGTTATTAATGAGCGAGTAACAACAGTTAAGGAAGCTGAGCTGCTTGCTAAAAAGCGGCTTAGAGATGCCAACAAAATTGCATGTACATTCCAGTTAGGTCTTCCAGGCGATACAACCTATCTCGCGGGTCTAACAGTCAATCTATTGAACTTCGGTAAATTTAACGGGAAATATATTATCACCCAAGCTACTCATGGGCAGCAAGGTGGATTTGAAACAAAGTTACAGCTTAGAAAATGTTTGGAGGGCTATTGATGCAAGAATTAATTCGTGTTGGACATATATCTTCCATTGCTCCAGATAAAGCCGCAGCTCGAGTAACATTCGCTGATAAATCGGAAGTCGTTACGCTAGAATTGCCTATTATTGTACGTGGATCCTTGGCCGCTAAAGATTATTGGATGCCAGAACCTAATGAGCCGGTACTTTGTTTATTCTTACCGAACGGTAGCGCACAGGGTTTTATTCTTGGATCCTTCTATTCGAAAAATAATCCGCCTCCAGTAGTAGATGAGACTAAACGCTATATCTCCTTTCCAGATGGTACAAGTATCGAATACGATATGGCCACGAGTACTATGAATATTGTTGCTGTTGGAGAAATTAATATAGTGGCAACAGGCAATGTCAATGTAATTGGTGATGTAATCGCGGATGGTATCAGTCTTAAACATCATATTCACACTGATGTAACGACTGGATCAGGTAATACCGGTGAACCTGATGGGGGTGCTTAACTTGGGGTAATTGGTAGTTTTGGTGATGTTATATTTCAAGTTTCTGCCGATAAAATTAGGACATTTGATGACTTTGTGCGAAACAATGCAGATCGTTGGGAGAGTCATGAGATTATTGGCCAGAAACCGAAAAAAGAATTTATTGGTCCTGGTCTAGATCAAATCACATTTAATATGCGGTTTGATGCTAACCTAGGTGTGAGTCCTCGCAAAGAAATGGAAGCCTTAATGGTTTTATCCCGAAACGGAAAAGCAGCCCCCTTAATAATTGGTGGAAAGGCTTTAGGCGTTAATAAGTGGATTATTACTGGTTTGGTCCACAAGTGGAAAAATATTGATAACAAAGGCAATCTATTGCAAGCCGATCTAGAGATCAGTTTAGAGGAATATGTTTAGGAGGTCTTATTATTATGCCTGAAGTAGTTATTACTGCAGAAGAAGAGGAGATCAACTTTGGTGCAACGGGAGTTAATGAGATTGCTCAAAATGTAAGAATGATCCTAATAACATCTGCATTTTCTTGTCCGATGTTTAGAGAATTTGCTTGGTCTCCAGAGATTGATGCTCCCATTAATGTAGCTCAAGCTCGGATGTCCGCCAGAATCGCTGATTCTATAAGTATATACGAACCGCGGGCGCAATTAATCAGTGTCGAATATAATTCAGATGTTATTAATGGTGTTATCAAACCCGTTGTTAAGGTAAATATCGATGAGGTGAGCCTATGAGTTTAACATCGCTTCCTGATATACAGTTTATTGATACAAATCCAGATACAATTCGCGATTCTGTTATCGCAGTCTATGAAGCAATTGCAGAGAAGAAACTGTATCCGGGAGATCCGGTGCGGCTTTTTTTGTTGTCGGTTTCTAATATAATCGTGCAACAGAGAGTCCTAATAAACATGACTGCTAAGCAAAATTTGTTGCGATATGCATTGGGTGATGTGCTGGATCATTTAGGATCCCGTGTTCAAACAGAGCGTATTGGTGCACAGCCAGCTGATGTGACGATGAGATTTACTTTATCTGCACCGCAATTAACTAATATAACAGTTGCAGCTGGCACGAAGGTCAGTCCGGATGGGACTTTGTTTTTCTCTGCTAATAAATCATATGTTATTGCTGCTGGAGAACTCTACACGTATGTTGTATGTAGCTGTTTGATTGATGGTGAAGAAGGGAATGGATTTGTTCCAGGGCAAATTAATATATTGGTGGATCCCATCGCCTTTGTCGCTTCTGTATTGAATACAACTATTAGCTCCGGTGGTGCTGAAATAGAAACCGATGATCATTACCGAGAAAGAATATATCTGGCGCCAGAAGCTTTTTCAGTAGCTGGTCCAACAGGAGCTTACGAATTTTGGGCGAAAGCAGCTGATCTAAAAATAATTGACGTATTCGTGCATTCCCCTAGTAATGGGGTTGTCGAAATTATTCCGTTAATGGAAGGTGGAGCACTACCGGATTCAGATGTTTTAGCTGCTGTGCTTGCTAAGTGTAATGATAAAACTATTCGGCCGCTTACAGATCAAGTTCAAGTAGTTGCGCCGGATCCAGTTAATTATGTTGTTACCGGTTCATACCACATTGCTTTCGAAGATGCTTCAGATGCTGCCAATATACAAATCGCAGTAACAGCAGCTGTTGCAGAATATAGGGTATGGCAAAAGTCGAAACTTGGCCGAGACATAAACCCTTCTGAGTTGACTCGAAGGATTTTAAACGCTGGAGCAAAACGAACTACGATTACAGCTCCCACTTATACAACAGTAGACAATACAGAGGTTGCAAACGATACAGGCGCTACGATGACATATGGAGGTGTTGACAGTGCGTGATATTTATTCCGTCTCACTGTTGGGCATATTGCCACCTTCATTAACATCGGACCCGCAGGTTCAAGCAGCTGCCCAAGCAATTGATGCCGAGCTTCAAATTGTGAGCGGAAAAATAAAAGACCTAGATCTTCTATATTCCATTGATCAACTCGATGATGTTTGGTTAGACGAATTAGCCTGGGCTTTACATGTAGATTTTTACGATAAGACACTTCTTATCGAGCAGAAGAGGGCTTTAATAAACAATTCGGATCGATGGCACCGTAGGAAAGGAACACCTTCTGCTGTAGAAGAACTTCTAGAGACAATGTTCGGCGATGGTACTGTTGTCGAATGGTACGATTTTGGTGGTGATCCCTACACATTCCGAGTAACAACCGTGAATTCAGCTGCTACCGATGAAGATGCCCAACAATTCTTAGATGCGATTAATTCAGTAAAGAATGTCCGCTCTAGGTTAGAAAGTATACAAATATGTGTTAGTGACGATTTAAATTTATATTTTGGAAACGTGATATATATTGGCGATTTTATTACAGCAAAGCAGGTGACATAATGGGTGCATTCGGTGGATTATTTATAACCAACAAAGGTCGGGCTCTTCAAGCGAAAGCTCAGACAGGGGTTGTTCTTGTGTTTAATCGCATAGCAATGGGTGATGGTACTATCACAAGTCAGGTCATTGCAGATCTAAATAGCCTAATTAGCCAAAAGAAAACCTTGGCTATTGAAAAGTTACGGACATTGGGAGCAGGAAAGGCAGTTGTAGGCGGGAGCTTTTCTAATGGCGATATAGTAACTGGGTTTTATTTTAGGGAACTTGGGGTCTTTGCGCAGGATCCAGACGAGGGAGAGATTCTTTATTGTTATGCTAATGCTGGTGCAGGAGCAGAATATATTCCTGCAGGCGGCGGTCCGGATATTGTTCAGAAATTTATCGATGTCGTCACAATCGTAGGTAATGTCGCAACAGTTAGTGCAACTATCAATGAATCTTTGGTTTTTACTACTGTTGCTGATTTTAATACACATAAAAATGCAGCTACTTTGGATCATCCTGACTCATCAGTGATAACCGCAAAGATTGCACCAAAAGCTGTAACAGCTGCAAAAATAGCAGATAATACAGTCGGTGCTGGACAAATGGTGGCTGGTGCGGCTACGGATACAGTTATTGGCAACCGAACACCTGTCGATACGGTTTCCGCAGTTGTTGGAGCGGATACTCCCACAAATCTATTTAGTAAGCTTGCTAATATGATAAAACAGATAACTGGTGGAGCTACTTGGGCTACAGCTGCGACTACGAATCTGGCAGCACTATTAACCGCAATGGGATTAAGAGCCACTATCTCAAATCCTGTTTTTACAGGAACAGTCACACTGGGGCAAGATCCTGCTTCAGCACTCCAAGCAGCCACTAAACAATATGTGGATGCTTATGCTTTAGGGTTGGATACAAAAGTATCCTGTAGGGCGGTAGCCACATCAAACATTACTTTAAGCGGCACACAAACCGTAGACGGTGTTGTTTTGGTTGTAGGGAACCGCATCCTGGTATCCGGTCAAACAACTGCTAGTCAAAACGGGATATATGTGGTCGCTGCTGGAGCATGGGCAAGGTCTTCTGATGCCGACACCTCAGCTGAAGTAACGAGCGGAATGTACACGTATATTGAGGAAGGTACTGCAAACGGCAAGAATGGTTGGAGTTTACTTACTGCTGATCCAATCGTACTCGGAACAACAGCTTTGACTTTCACTTTATTCAATGGACCAGGCTCGGTAGTAGCTGGCGCGGGGTTAAACAAAACGGGCAACACGCTTTCTATCCCAGCTTCTAGCGTTACAGATTCAATGTTCGGTACCCGAACCATCGTAGACAGTACCGCGCAGACAGGCGGAGCAGCCGCAGCACCTACAACATTATGGAGCCAATTGGGTAATATGATTAAAGGTATAACGGGTAAGGTGAATTGGTATACGTTACCCGTAGTAAGCCTGGAAACGTTAAACGTTACTACCCCTAAAGTATCGACGTCGGATATGACGTATTACGTTAGGACGGACGGAAGTAACAGCAACACAGGTTTAGGTAATACAGCAGGAGGGGCGTTCTTAACGATAGCGAAAGCCGTTTCTATGATTCCGCAAATATTGAATCATACTTATACCATTAGCATAGCAGCAGGTACCTATGCTGAAACAGTGAACATTACGGGTTTATCTGGTTCGGGTAACTTAGTAATAACGGCGGCGACTGTGATTAACGTTAACAACGTGAAAACGACCAGTGTAGGCGTTAGATTACAACTAAACAGCATAAACGCCGCTACAACTACGTTAGACGGTTTTTATATCGAGTATTGTCAATGGGTATATTTGCAATCCTGTCAATCCACGGGCATTACTGCCACGGGTAGCGGCGTTTTGTGTTATGGGTCAAAGGTAATAGTGTCAGGCGGTACATTCGCCAATAAAGCCAACGGAATAGCTTCTTCGGGAGTTGGGAGCCTTTATAGTTACTCAAATTCAGGTACTGGAAATACCCGAGGGCTATTCGCTATTGAATCGAGCGTTATAGGTATACAAAGCGGACAACCTTCAGGAGTTACAAACATGGCAACTTCTTCGGGGGGTGTAATTTCCCCGGACACAGGTGTTATTAACCCCTGGGGGGATAATACCAGCGCAATAAGCAAAGCTGCTAGCGGTTATCAAAAGTTCCCGAGCGGTTTAATTATTCAATGGGGCAATTTTACAGGAGTTGCGACAGGCGGTGTTATTACTTTTCCGCTTGCTTTTCCAACTTTATGTGCATCAGTAGTAGCAAATCTTACATCGGGACCTACATCACCAATCATAAGCGCCGCAAATTTTAGCACAACGAATACTAATATTTATTCTTCTACTGGCGCAACGATGAACGGCAGTTATGTAGCAATAGGGTATTAATAAGGAGGTTTTAAATTGGTTAACCAATACTACGCGAATGCAGACATTAACGGAAAGATCATCGGATTTTATAACGATGATGTGCATACAGAAGAACAGATTCCCGAAACCGCCATAGAAATTACGGAAGAACAATGGCAGGACGCGCTAAGTAACCCTCGTAAATACAGGGTAATTAGTGGTGTGTTTACGGCTCGAACTCAAGCTGAGATTGATCAAGAGATAGAAGACGAAGAAGCGAACGCTCCGCCCGTTCCGCCAACAGCTGAGCAAGAAATAGCATCTCTAAAAGCTGAAAATGCAGCTCTTGTAACAGAAACCGTAAGGCTCGCCGCTAGGGATGCCCAAATACAGGACGACCAAATGTTTATCCTAGAAGCCCTTATTGCAGCTGAAATAATTTAGAAACCTGTCATAGAGGGGAGGTGATAGAATGTCTGAAACACTTAGAGAACGAATGGCGCGAGGTTATGCTAACATGATCGTGATCGATGGTACCAGAACCTTTGCAACCATCCCTGCTGGCTATGTTGCAGAAGTGAAGATTTATAGTGCCAACACATTTACATTGGCTCAGATCGATGCAGCCTTTGCGAGAGAGTCAATAACAGAGTCAGAATGGCAAGAGATCGTTGCTCTCATTCCTGCAGCATAATTACAAAACTCATGCCCCGTTCATTCGGGGCTATTTTTTATGATAATTGAAGTAGAAAGGAGAAACTATGGACCGTTATTTAAAATCGATATTAAGCTTGGATACATTGCTTAAATATAAGAATGTAGCAACCGGTGCGGTTGGAGCTGCTGCAGCCCCATTTCTAGAGCAGGCATTTTCCTCGGGGAAGTTTTGGTGTTATTTGTTTTTGTTTTTGATTATTATTGGTGATTGGATCTCAGGGTCTGCAGCTGCTAGGAAGGATGGGACATATTCAAGCGAGTATGGTATTTCAGGAGTCCTTAGAACAACACTTATTTTATTGATACCATTTATAGGATTTGCATTGGATATGATATCTGTTCATGTTTTTAAAATTAGTCAGCCAGGTTGTGTCTATTACGCTCTTACTTTAATGTTGGCGCGGCATAGCGCGGAGAGTCTTACTGCAAACTCAGCGCGTGCTGGGTGGGATCGGTGGATCCCGAACAAAGTTCTCATTTATATTTCCTCAGAAATCCAAGCGAAAATAGAACGAAGTGAGAAGCAGAAAGGCGGAGGGAAATGATTACAAAAGAATTTATTGCACAAATAGCACCCTTCGCCGTTGCAGATCAAAAACGGTCAAGGGTGCTTTCTAGTATTACGATTGCACAAAGTATTCTCGAAAGTGCTTCTGGTGCTCATGCTCCTGGGTTTAATTTATTTGGTATTAAGAGCACGACAAATTCCGGCCAGTATCTTTGGACACAAGAATATGTAAACGGCAAGTATGTTCAAATCCAAGATTGGTTTATTGTCTATCAGGATTGGACAGGCAGTATCGCGGACCACAGTGCATTTCTGATCCGCAACACTCGATATGCTAAAGCGGGATTCTTCGTGTGTTGTGAAAAACTTGATTATATTGGAGCAGCTCTCTCACTACAAGCAGCAGGTTATGCTACTGATCCGAAGTATGCGTCAAAGCTTTTGAAAATCATAACAGATTACAATCTCGATAGTTACGATAAAGGAGCTCCTATGAAATATAATCCTCATATCACCAAGGAACGGATTGTTGAGGTGAACGGAAAGCTGAAATATATCCCTTTAACAACTGGTAAACCTTACGCCACAAAAGCAACGGATGTCCGATTGTTGAAGATGGACAAGTCCCGGATAACAATTAAATTTGTTGCTCGTAAAGGAGCTAAGGTCTCGGATCTAGTAAAGGAATTTAAAGCGGATTATGGATTCAATTTCCCTTTTTTCGATTCCAAGTCTCAGCTTCCTATCGGTACGGTTTATGATGGCTCTAAATTTATTAATGGTGCATCAGGCAAAACCTTAAAATGGAAAGAGTTATCTTCTCGATTGGGAGAGTTCTTTATAAGTGACTTAACCCAAATGAGTGACAGTAATTTTGTTGTCCAAGGTTCTCCGTTAGTAGTTAGCAATGGTCGAGCTAGTTGGGATTATTACAACAAACTCGAGGAAACAGCTCATGACATTGGCAAGGATATTAAAGGCAATCTGATCCGCTGCCAGAGAACATTTGTGGGAATAGATAAGAATGGAGATTTGCTGCTTGCTATTTCTGACGGCAGAACTAATTCGGATATTGGCCTAACCATTGAAGAGGAAGCTCTTTACATGTTGGATAAGGGTGCTGTAATGGCACTGAATGGCGACGGTGGGAGCTCGACAATACTAGCAAATCAATCAGGTGGATTGAATCAAGCGGAGAACGTAGGGAAGAACGAGAGGGCAGTACACCACGCTATGTTGATATTCTTTAAATAA